ATCTTGCAATTCTTTAATTGCTTGTTTTACTCCGGCTGCACCAGATTGTGGGGAACCATAATCGTTTGTTCCAGCCATCAATACTGCAGTTGGTTTGCCTGCACCAGAAGTACTGGTTCCAGCACCAGGTTTTGGTTTGACTTTTACATTACCACCAAATCTAAAGTAACGATCCATATGTGGATGAGGGTTACCTGGACCTGCCTGTGTATCTTTATAATACTCAAAATGTAAGTGAGGTCCAGTGGAATTTCCCGCACCTTTTGTTCCTTTTTGACCACCAGTTGCTCCGATAACTTGTCCAGCTTGAATTGTATCTCCGGGTTTTACATATATTTCACTCATATGAAGATATCTTGTTTGTTTTCCGTCTTCATGCGTAATTATTATATCTCCACCTGCACTATTATATTCTGCTCGAGCAACTTTTCCAGGAACAATAATACTTACTTTAGTTCCTTGATTTACGGGCAAATCTTCTCCTTGGTGCAATCCACCTTTTCCGCTGTTATAATATTGTCTAAATTCATTATAGTCCTTAGTGTTTATATATTTACTGGGTAATTCTCCACCTGTAGATGTGTAATCAACATCCTGGGGATTTGGTGGGGGATCTCCTCCACCCTTTCTTGGTTGAATCTCGTTATGAGCAACATCTGAGGCACCGTCTTTTCCTGAACTTGATGATGATGATGAACCAAGATATCCAGCAGAAGCTGCAGCTGCAAATTTACTAACTACAGAATCAAATTTATCTAATACTTGTGGAAAAGTCGTTTGTGAAAGAGATGCATTACTCTTTTGTTTTTGTTCCTGTTGTTTCAGTCTTGTTGATATTTTATCTTTTGCTTTACCTTCTTTAGCTCCAGTTGCAGCTTCATATCCCCTGTCTGCTAAATAACCTCCCAAAAAATTACCTGCCATACTGCCAATAACATATCCTAATCCAGGAACAGGAATTAAAGTTTGTCCTATTGCGCCTCCTAAGAGTGAACCTGCAAGAGCGCCACCAGCTCCTGCAGCTGCTTTACCTGCAGATTCTCCTTGAGCAAGACCAGTTGCAAAATCCAATCCAGCAAATACTGCATTTGCAACACCAAGTGCTTTTACGCCACCCAACCGAACACCTTTACTTTTTGGTATCGGTTTTCCTCCTTTTTGTGGGGTGTCTCTTCTATTACCAAAAAGATTTCCTACAAAGCCTGCTGCATCTAAAGCACCACTTACTAAACTTGATAGTAAACTTCCCGCAGATCCAAATGTAGAAGCAACATTTATATTACCTATGGATCTAAGTTTTGATTTTTCTGGAAGTTTTATTGCTTCTACATTTCTGACTTCCACACTCATAAATCTCAAAAATTGATTATATGATTGTTGAGTGGATGCAATTGTTGATTTAGATCTATTAATACTTACAACATTATTAAGAGCTGATACAAGAGGAGAATTAATACGAGCAGCTGTTATTTTTGCCATATTGTTATCCGTCTATTATGTTGTAAACAATTCTAGAATATAATGTGAGAAAATTATCACTATTAGAAGAAGGAAAAAATGGCACAGTTACTCCACCTTTACTCATAACTGGAGGTGGTATTGCCTTATCGCCAACTTTTGTAGATTGTGTTTGTGTGCTCGACAAGTCCAGTGGAGCTACTGAAAGTGGTGGAGCAGTATTTTTCGGTGGTTGCGAAACTGTTTGTGCAAGTTGTTGTACATTTGCAGGTGGTGGAGTTGCAACTGTTGGTTGTCCTGTATTTGTTTGTGCAACTACTCCTGCTCTTCCGGTTCCAGCAACAAATGCAGGAACTGCAGCAGTTCCTTTTCCAGAAACCTCCTCATTTAAATATTGATTATCACTTGATGTACCTCTCCAAATAGAATTACTCAAATATTTTCCTGTGTTTTGTGGACTTCCTCTAAATGAAGTCCTAGCACCAACAAACGAAGCAGCACTTTGTTGTAAAGAAGTATTTTGTAAATTAGAAATAGTTGCCTTAATGGCTGCTTCTGCTTTTTCTCTTTTTTCTCCAGTTTTTTTCATTCTAAATTTAACTGCATCATCAAAAGTTTTTATGTTTTTTGCTGCAGGATCTACTTTTCCACGAGAAATTTTATAAGGTGCAGTAAATGCTGGTTCAAATTGACCTTCTCTAGTTAAAATATCGGTTGCACTTGTACTTCCTTTAGCCATTCTATTATAAACTGCTTGTGCAACGTCTGCTTGTCCTTGTGAAGTCGCGCTTTCAAGTCCAGCAATTGTTGCTAAAGTATAAAGATCCTGGTCAGTGCCAGGCATTGTTGCTGGTCCACCAGGATCACCACCAGGATCACCACCAGGGTCCGCACCAGGGTCCGCACCAGTGCCAGTACCAGTGCCAGTACCAGCACCAGTTCCCGTATCACCAGATGATCCTCTACCCGTCAGAGAGCTTAATGCTTGAGAAAATTTATCTAAAATTGAACTAAAACGATCTAATAAACTACCAGGTATTGTTCCTTCCTCCATTGGTGCTGCTTCAACACCGCCGCCGACATCTGCCATTGCACTTGTCACTTGAGTCCCTGCAGTCACAGCACCAGCAAGACCTGCACCTGCAACTGCCATTTTTAATAACCCACCAGTTCTGCCTCCAGGCATAGACCTTCTTAATGGTCCGCCTGGAACATTAATATCTAAATTTAATCCTCCTGCTCCGCCCGTTGCTGTAGGTAAATTCGAAAGTTGTTTGACTATTCTTACGATAGTTTGACGAATTATTTTTGCCACATCAAATGTTTCGGCAAAAACACTCTGTAATGCTCTTAAATTATCTCCAAGAGTTTTTACATTTTTTCTATTTCCTAAGAATTGAATATATCCAATTGCAGATTGATAAGCCTGTAAAAAGTTTTGTAAGATCGAATTTGGTTTAGCAGCGTCAATTTGATCTACTCTTGACTTATAATCAGTTTCTAAATTCCTAAGACTTCCACTAACTAATTGAGTTACATTTTGATTTATGGATTGTACTCTTGTCTCTACATTATTCAGAATGTTTGTGGAGAGAGTCTGAATAATTCCTTGTAGATCTGGTGGTTTTGCGCCAACTGCAGATGCACCTCTTTGGAATCCTACAATTTTATTTGCAGCATTTGCAACAACTCCGCTACCTAACGGAGATCCCCCAGTAATAAAATTTTGAGCACCTGCAACAGTAGCCGCTCTCTCTTTTACGATTGCATCTGGGTTAAGTGGGGAACTAACTGCCACGGTTTGCTGCCTGTTGTGCCTTTAAGTTTTCTTCTTCAATATGTTGTTTCAATAGGGCAAGATAGATTTCTCTTTCCCAAGGTATTAAATTTTCAATCTCAGTCAAAGAATATTTATGGAACTGCATGAGAGCAAAGTTGATTCTAAAATATGACTCAAGATCAATATGAGCCATGATTAGCCGAAAAAACTTGTTAACCCTTCTAATGTTACAGTATTTTCTACATTGGTCTTTGGATTAACAACTTTTATAGTGTGAGATAATTTGGGCATGGTTTCAAAAAATTTTTCAATCTTTTTGAATTGATCAGCGTTCATACTTTCGATAAACTCAATGAGTTCTTTCTTAGTACAATCTGCAGCAGCCCAAGCTTCTTCCTCCGTAAAAATAGATTCAATACAAGATGAAATAATATCAAAAGATTTTTCAATAGTTGATATGGATTCTTGAGTTGTAAAATCAAAATTATTTTTGATAAATTGATCTAGTGAAGGATATTTCATTTTGATCATAATTTGATCATCTATTTTTATATCTGTAGTGTGATCTTCATTTTTTTGTACCTTGACTTCATCCACATAGACTTTGACAGGAACTTCCGTGGTTCCATCGTCCGAACAAGTTACAACTAAATCTATGGCTTCTCCAACAGATTTTCCTCTAACATTTAGAAAGATGTATTCGATATCAAAAGATGGAAGGTCTTCAACCTTAACTCCCTTTGTAAGAATACAGTCTTTGAGAACTGACTTGATTGCAAGAGTAATCTGTTTTACTTCTTGGCTCTCCAGAGCTAGAATTAAAACTTTTTCTTCTTTAACTAGAAATGGTCTGTACTTAACAAATTTTCCAGTTGATGGTAATTCCAACTCATATGTTGGTGTAGAAATTTTAGGTAATGGCATATAATAATGTAATCAGTTAAATTTATTTATGGCAGTGGTTTGAAGTTGGCAGGGAGATTGATGTTGGAGGCAACTCCATATGTTGGATTGGTGAATGGAGTTGCATCTGTACCTTGTCCCCAAGTAACTGAAGGAACTGCAAGAGAAATTTGTTGTCCGTCTTCGGTCGTTCTGGTGTTTTCTGGTTTTGTATATGAATTAGCGCCTGTACCAAAATGATTTAGGATTACATAACGATCATATGTGAAAGTAACACTTGTTTTTGTAATTGTACTACCATCATATGATAACGGTAACGCAGTTAACTGAGTTGGAAATGCATTGATAAATTTATAAGTTAACATTGATGGCGTTTGTTGTACATCTCTAGTATTAGGATCGATAAATGTATCCCTCTCAAATTTTGTGATGGCTATGTCTCTTTTATATGTTTCTGGATATCTAAATCTAAAAAATTGACTCTTACCAAATTGACCTACACCACCTCTTGGATTTGCTCTGTTAAGTCGTCTACCTTCTGTATTATATAATGGATTTATGAAATTAATCCATTCCTCAAATAAACGAATGATTCCATATTCAGCATCGACATAAAATGTCATCGAAATTTCTGGAAAATCTCTTCTAATTGGAAATCTTTCAACAACTCCTTGTCTACTTCCAATTTCTTCCGCCATCGATAATGAAACTCCAGGTAAAGAAGTTTCATTGCACATAAATTCATAACGAAGTGCATTTAAATATGCGGATCCCCCGCCTCCAGGTATAAGTCCTCCTAAAACTCCAGCAGTGATTAGCCAAGCATTTATATCTCTATCAGGAAGTCCATCACCGGTTGAAAAAGTATCTCCAAGATATAAAGTAACTTTAAACTGACTTGTGACAGATAGTTCACCAAATAAATCTCTTACACTGGGGAGAGTAGAACGATTATCATTTGTTCCCCTAGGGTCAGTCATCCTGACATAGATAGGATCTACTCTATATGGATTTGAAGGAAAATCTGGCCTGAACGGTTCAGCCATCTATAAATATTTCTTAAGGACTTATAGTATGTATATGAGTTATAAGGGTAAATATAGACCAGAAAATCCCAAAAAATATAGAGGCGACCCAACAAATATTGTCTATCGTTCTCTCTGGGAAAGAAAGTTTATGAGGTATTGTGATCTAAATGAAAATGTAAATCAATGGCAATCTGAAGAATTTTGGATTCCTTACAAAAACCCATTAGACAACAAAGTACACAGATATTTTCCAGATTTTTTTGTAAAGTACAAAGACAAAGGCGGAAATACACGAACAGTGGTAATAGAAATTAAACCCAAAAAAGAACTACAAATGCCAGAACAAAACCCAAAAAGAAGAACAAAGGCATGGGCTTATAAGGTACAGACTTGGGTAAAGAATCAAGCAAAGTGGAAAGCTGCAAGAGAATTTTGTGCAGATCGTAATTATGAATTCCGAATCATGACTGAGGAGGATTTAGGAGTATGAAAGATA